TAATCAAGATAGCAATTAGAATTATGGGTGCAAGTATTGAAAGCTCCAATTATGAAGTTTTTGATAACGAAGTAAAAACAAACATGTAAGATTTTCTTTTGCTCCCTGCTTCAAGAATAGGCGGAAACTAGAAATAGTAGATGCCTATTTTTGTTTACTAGAGAAATTTAATTAATTTTGCAAGAAGCATAAATATACCCTATGGCAACATTAAATGAAATAGCATATAATATAAAAAATTTAGCTTATGGGGGAAGCTACTCTATAGAGGAGTCTATGGATATTAGACAGATAAAGTTTTGGATAAATTATCACAGAGCAAATATTATTACAGAAAACATTGATAGAGGTATATTAAATTATCATAATTTATATCAAGAACAAGAACTTAGCTTGTATAATATATTTAATGATAGTATAATTGAGTTTGTTAATAGCTATATTGATAGTGGTTATACACAACTCACATCAACAACTATACAACCTTATCTTGATAATATAATAATTCCAGATGGTAAATTTAGTCCACTATCGCCTATTACTCTAAGTACAATAAATGAAAGCTATAATTTAGATCCATATGGTAGAAGTTATGAAACTCAACAAGCTACAGATTATTGGAGAAACAATGGTTACGTTGATTTTAGTATACCACAAATATTATCAATAGATAATCACAAAGCTGTAAAACATGTTAGATTAAATAGATCTGTATATGATGGGGCAATTGAAGGCAATCAAACTAATGTAATTAATGTTGCAATAAATACAGGAGCAGGATCAAAGTACAATAAAGCACCACTGGCTGAAATAAGCAGAAAGAAAGGAACAGATTTACTTGATAGAGAACAAAGCATATTATCTGTATATAATCTACAAGTCAAGCCATTATTAGAACAAGATGCTTATTGGCTATACAAAGGAGCAATAAAGGCTATATTTAACGATCCAACTAAAGTTGTTCACTTAAGAAATTCTCAAATATATAATACTATACAATGGGATGATGATAAAGATTATTATCCGTTACCTGACCAGTATATTAAAGAACTTATAGAAAGAGTGTTAAATGTTGAAGTAAGAACATCAATGGGTATGCCGTCTGATATAGTAGATGATGCGGCTGACACAACTAAAATGATGAAG